TCCCCGTGCCTCCGCGTGAGCCGCTCGAATTGCGCCTTCACCCGCTCCTCCTCGCCCGGCCGGCACCGCACCCACCGCCCCGGCGAGATCTCCACCTTACTCAGCGCCGGGCCCTGCACCCGGGCCAGGCTGGCCATCGTCCGCGCGTCCTGGTGGCTGCGCTGCTCCATGTCCGCCAGCCACGAGCGCGGCAGCGCGCAGAATAGCGGCTTCACCAGGTACAAGGACCGCACGAACGCCAGCCGCGCGTCCCCGTGCGCGCACTCTTCCTGCCACACGCGGACGAGCTCCTGCCCCGCCTGGCTGTTGCGCACGAATAGCAGCTCGCATGCATAGACCGGGATGCGCAGATCCCGAACGATGTCCTGCGTGCGCTTGCGCTCCTCTGCCGTCCCCAGATCCTTCGCCAGCACCCCGTAGCGCCACAGCGGGGCCGCCGCGTCCCACCGCTCCAGCAAATGCCACGCCGCCGGGACCAGCTCCCACGGCACCGCCGTTTTCGGTTCCACGATCAATACCCGCTCCGTCGCCCACGGGCCCCGGATGTCGGCCATCACAATTACCGGCAGCTTGGCCGACTTGGCCTTCCCCTCGATGACCTTGTCCGGACTACGTAACAACACGCCTTGACTCATCTGGGCTCCCTCCACCCCGGCGGAGGCTCCAGCGTATCGCCATCCGCCGGCTCGACCATCCGCGAGTTGAGCAGTTCGCCATTGCGCGCCGAAATCGCGCCGATGTGCTGGCAGTAGACGTCCGCCATATACGCCACCTCGAACCCCAGCGCCCGCGCTGCGCGTGCCCAGCCCACCGTCATCCCGACGGCGTTGGCGGTGACCGCCATCCCCCCCAGTTTCCCGTCCCGGGTCGGGGCCACCAGCTGGAGCATCAACCGCCGGCGCACCAGCGTCAGCGTCGTGCCCAGCTTGTCGCAGATCATCAGCGGCCCGAGCCGTCTGGCGTCATGGATCGCCGGCGGTCGCGACGGGCAGTTCGGCGCCAGTATCCCGATCTCCGGATATTGTGCCATAGCCTCCAACCCGCGCGCCAGCCAGTCGGGCTCGAGTTTCGGACACAGGATGTCGTCGTCGCTCAGCACGAATATCTCGCTCTGCACCAGCCATGGAGCCAGTCTCCAGTTCGCCATGTATTGACAGCTCTCGCGGCCCGGACCTACCGGTCCGCGTAGCACCAGGCCCGCCAGGCGGCCGTCCGCCCACAGGCCCTGCACGTATTCCGCGTTCCCCTCGTTGCTGGCGTCATCGATGACAAACAGCCGGTACGGCGACGTCGTCCGCTCGAACAGATAGGCGAGCGTCCGCTGTAGCAGCGGCAGCCGGTTGTGCGTACATACGACGATATCCGTGACCTGACTTTCGCTCATCCGCGCTTTCCCTCGTGTCTCTTGACCATCTCCCACGCCACGGCGCTATCGATCCGCCCCGGGATCTGCCCAGCCCACCGCCTGGCGTCCCCCGGATAGTGCATCAGCCCCGCCGTCCGGGTCCCCTTGCAATATTTCGGGAACGTATTCCACTCATTGCCGAGCCAAAACGTCTTCAGCGGGTCCACATACAAGGCCCTTAATAGGGCCCCCTGGTCCCGCTGCGCGTGCCGCTCCCATTCCGCCTGCCACCTGGCAAAAAACGCCGCGATGCGCGCGCTGCGCCCGAACGCCCACACCCCACCGTTGATCTGCAGCGTGTGCAGCGTATGCACCGCCGCCTTCACCTCCGCCAGCTCCGCCTTGTTGTTCGTCCGCTCGAACGCGTGCATCGTGTCCATCAGGTGCGGGTCCTTGCAGATGACAAACTCCCACCCGTCCTTGATCCATTCGAAGAACGGGTAGATCGGCGCGACCACCTCCGTGTCTGCGTCCAGGTATAGCACCGCCTGCCACTCTGCCGGCGACAGCTCGTATGCCCGCAGCTTGGCCCTGCGCCCGCCCACGTCGCTGTCCGGCTGCACGATCAGCACGTCCTCCGGCCCGATTTTCTTCGCCGCGCACAGCGCGATCGGCACGTCGGGCATATGCTTCTTCGCGCTCGTCATCATCCGCAGCGCGCACTTGCGAGCCGGGTCCCCGAACGCCACGCAATAGATCCCCCGCGCCTTCCCCGTGCCCCTTTGCACCGGCTCCATCTCCTCCCCTCTTCCCTCTTTTCCCTCTTCCCCGGACGTACCCGCCTGCCCTTTTCCTTTTATCTCCAGGGAGATAGGCGGCTCTGCGATCCCCCCATCCACCCGTTCCACTAGCATCTCCATTCCCTGCGCCACGTCCCTGCACCAATTCTGCACGCTGTACGGCTCCGTCGCCCCCCGCAGCGCCTCCCGGTCCACGTGGCTCCTGGCCTCCAGCGCCTTCTCCAGCGCCTGGACCAGGCCCTTCGGATCCCCGCGCTTGTACCGATGGATCCCCAGCACCTGCGGCAGCTCGTCGAATATCCCCACGTGCTCCGGCACCACCACGCTCACCCCGCAGGCCAGCGCCTCCAGCGGCGGCATCGGGATCCCTTCCACGCGGCTCGGGCACACCAGGATATCGAGGCTCTGATAGAACGCCGGCATCTGCTCCCACGAATAGCGTTTCGTCGGCACCGGCCATCCCCGCCCCGAGGCCCGCCACTCCACGCTCCGCCCTACCTTCGACTCCAACAGGCCCCGCACCAGGTCCTCGCCCTTGCGATGGTTGATATACGTGAATCCGCTGAATCCTACTACCGGTTTCCCCCTCCCCGCTCGCGGGGAGGGCTGGGGTGGGGGCAGCACAAACCTCTCCCTCTCCAGCGGCGCCGCTGCCTGGATCGTCGGCCCGTACGGACTCAGCATCTCCGCATACATCCGGCACGTCGCCACCCGCAGGTCCACCTGTTTCGCTACCCGGTCGAACAGCTTCGCCTTGTCATTCCCCGGCGGGTCCTCCTCTTTGTGCGTGAAATATGCTGCCGTCGGGATCCCGGCCGGCCATGGGACCAGCTTCTGCGCCTCAAAGTATGCCGACAGATATACCGCGTCGGCCTTCGACTTGGGATCCGGCGCTGCGATCAGCCGCCATCCTGGCAACCGCGCCAGAGCTCGGCACATTCTGGGAATGATCCGATCATCTGTCGGATTGCGGCAGAACGCGTCAACTCGCAGCGCCATCCCCCTTTCCCTTTTCCCCTTTTCCCCTCTTCCCCTTTTGCCGGGGTGGGGGCCTACGCCAACGCCACATCCACGAACGCCGTCGGCCGAATCAATCCCATCGCCGCCCGGAGCTCCGCCAGTATGGCCACCATGTTCCGGATAAACCAGTCATCGTGGCTGTCCGTCATGCTGATCGTCGCCTGTTGACGGTCCCACAGCACACACTTGCGCCAGTTGGCCAGCAGCGCCGTGCCCGCCGCCTTGTGGAACGACTGCACCACCGGCACGCCCCACAAGCGTGGCGGCCCCTGTGTCAGCGGCCCACCCCAGTAATACTGGTTGTTGGCATCCTGCAGCAGGTCCACCGTCTCCCAGTCCGCCGGGTTGAACATCCAGGCGCTCGGGATCTGCCGCCCCGTCACCAGCAGCGTGGTGATCGCCTGCCGGCACGTGGTCAGGATGTTCGTGTTGAACGCCTGGATCAGCGTCCCCGGCTGGTTGGCGATCCCGAGGAAATTCTCCCCGATGCCGTTGCCGTTCAGGAGCTGGTTCTCCAGCTCATCCGCCAGGTCCTCGCGCAGCTCCTGGTCGATGATCCCTCGAATCTGGGCTGCATCGCTCAGCGCTCGTTTGGTCACGCCGACGTACACGGCGATGGTTTTGACTGCCGCCTGTATCTTCTCGAAATACATCGTCCCCTGCGGCTTGGTCCCGGCGATCTCCCCGGTTGCCCCGCTCGGGTGCTTGACGTTCGCCTCCGGCACCGGCGCCGCCTCGCTCACCTGCTGTGTCTGCTGCACAAACTCCACCAGGTCGCTCGTGGTCTGCCGCACGCTGATCAGGTCCCGCAGCACCAGCGGATAGCGCCCGATCGCCTCGTACAGCCCGGTGATGTCCGTATTCACGAACGCGCCCGCCGATATGTCACTCAGACCGGTGATCAGGTCCTTGCGGAACAGTCCCAGATCCTTGAACTCCACCGGCGGGCAGTTCAGCCCGCGCGCGGCCTCGGGGACCACCCCGCTCGGCGCGATCGTCTTCATCCACGCCTGGAACTGCGGCGCGCTCACAAATTGCTCGCCCAGCGTCTTGCCCCGGCCCGCCGGCACGCCGTCCGGCCGCTTTCCCTGGCCCTCAGGGATGAGCTCAATGCCCGCGCCCATGTCCAGGATCTGGCGCTTGAGCTCCTCGTCCCCCTCGATGACCTTCAACCGGTCCTTGTACCCCTTGGCCTCCTTCAGCGCGGCCTCGATCTTTTGCCGCTCATCTGCGGTCAGCTCGCGCCCCGCCTTCTCCGCCTCGTCACAAACAGCCCTGGCCGCCAACAGCGCGGCCGCCAGCTTCTCCTGCAGTTCCTTCTTGTTCACCTTATCCTCCTGCTCCCCGGATGGTCATCCTGAGGAGCGTACTCGCGACGAAGGATCTCTCCTCCTTCGACTAATCCTCGATTCCCGCTTCCAACAGTTCTATCGCTACCCGCGCCGCCAGCGTGTCTCGACCCGGAACGCTCGACTTGCCATCGGCCTCGTCTTCGTCCGCATCTTCCTCGCCGTCGCCGCTATCATCAGACTCGGCGCACTTGGCCCCGAGCTCGACTGCCAGATCGTGCACACCCTGGATCATCTCGAACTCTTTGGCCGTATGCCTGGCTCCAGACTTGGGAGCCGCCGCCTCGAACCGCCCCTCGTGTTCCCGGCAATGCGCCCGCGCATCGGCTTCCTCCCAATCCTCGATCGGGTAGCGGTACGCCTGCTCCGTCAAAGTCTCCTCGCCCTCGAGCCGGCCCATGATTACCGCATACTTCTTCCCCTCGTGCTCGCGCGTCACCCGCCGGAAGGAGTCGGCCTCAAAATCGCCCGGGTCCCGCAGCCGGCAGGCGTGCTCGTTGGGATAGGGTTTCAACCCCTTGATGTCCACCGTCCGCGTATCCACGCCCGCCCCCAACATCACCGGGCTCACCTCGTGGACCACCAGCTTCTTCAGGAACTGCACTTCCCCCTGGTCCTCGAACTTGCCCCGCTCCGCCTCCTCGATATCGAAACCGTACGACCATTCCTGCAGATCCTCGAGGTTCTTGACCGTCTGGTAGGTTTCCTTGCCCGCCTCGGTATCCAGGAAAAAGCGCCCATCCACCCAGGCTTGCTTGTCGTCCGCGTGGATCACCCCCCGGCCTACCGGCAGGTCCTGCCACCGATGGCCCCAATAGGAGATGCGCACCGGGGCCCCATCCTCGAACGCTCCCGGCAGCGTCACGTCCCCCTGATGATCCACCACCCCGAGCGTCGCGAAAATGGCCCGGAATTCCCCCGGCTCCCCATTGGCCTTGATTTCCATCTTCGACCGGTACGTCTTCGTCTTCATCGCTACCTCCCTACTCCGTGCCAAACACACACGAACACTGGCAGTTCGAGTTCCCGTCCGCCCCTAATACCGGATCCCCCGGCCACCGCGCCCCGTTGCTGAATAGCTCCCCGATCCCCACCGTCTCTCCCGCCATCGCCGCGTGCTCCGGCCTCGGGTTCGACGAGTTCACCTGCCACGTCTTGGAGCGCAGCCCGCCCGCCCGGGCGCCCTCGTGCGCACCGAAATTGCTGGCGGCCGTCACCGCGCTCATCGCGATCCGCGCCGCCCCAACCGTGATCGCCAGCTCGAACAGATGCTCCACCGCCGCCCGTGGATTCTCCTCGATGAGCGCCGCGACGATTCCATCCCGCGTCGCCCCGTTCACGTACTCCGCCTGGATCCGGCTGTGCTCATCCAGCCAGGCGTCCATCCCCTCCTCATTGACCTCAGCATCGAGCTGTTCCGCCACGTACTTTGCCCATATCAGCGACGTCGCCCGGTTCAGCCGGA